AATCGTGGTGCTCCATTTTAGAGTTGCCAAGTAAGTCTTGATTGGCAGTCATCTATTAGAGTATTTGTGGCAATGCGGATTTTTTAGACAATAAATAAATATATATGTTATTATATAATGATTGATTTACGATGCGGAAACAATATAGACTTGATTGAAGGTGTTGAGGATAAATCAATTGATTGCGTGATAACATCACCACCCTATTTCAATACTGGTAAGAAATATCAAAGGGGTAAGGGATATCATTACACAAGTGATTTCGCAGAGCCTCTGTATAACATCATGGATATAATGGAAGCCATTAAACCCAAGCTGAAAGATAAGGGGGTGGTCTGTCTTAACTTAGGATTTTCTTACGCAGAGACCGGTGTAATGAGACCCTTTGATATTGCCAATCGTTTGCGAGAAAAATATGGATATTTTGTGGTTGATGTAATCATATGGGTTAAAAAGAACCCTATACCATTACGGAAACGCTTGACAAACGCTTTTGAGTATGTGTTTGTATTGAGTAATACACCGCATATAGACTATAAGAATGAAACACATAAACTAAACATCATCCATGAAAGTGTGTCATCATACAAGGGGCATAACGCAATTATGCCACAAAGAGTATGCGATCACTTACTTGAAACATTCACCATCGAGGGGGGTATGGTTTTAGACCCTTATATGGGAAGTGGAACAACAGCTGTATGTTGCAAAAACTCCAATAGGAATTGTATTGGATTTGAGATAAATGAGGAATATGTCAAGTTATCCAAAGAGAGATTGGAATAATGTATCTTTTTTTAACCTTATTTTTAGAAAATTATAGAAATAGAAGAAAATATTTCTATATGTATAAAGAGAGAAATGGATTGTTTGCCAGAAATCATCATGCCAGCACCGGAACCAGTCCAGATGGTTATTCAAGAAGAAGATCACCACAGCGATATCAATGCTAATGGAACCAAGGCAGAGCGTGAAGCAGAGGAAGAAGAAGATCCGTGCCAAAGCGAACCACCAAGACGCTTAATGGAGCAAGTTGATATATTCAGTGATGCTCCTAAGGTCAAGCAAGTGATGGAGAAGGCACCGAAGAAAAAGCGTGTGTTGAGTGAGGAGCATAAAGCGAAACTTGGCCTTGCACGACAGAAAGCCTTAGAGGTGCGGAGGGCTAATAGTCAAGCAAAGAAGGAGATGAAAGACTTGACTAAATTAAAGAAACAACAAGACTTGGATAAATTGCGTGAAGAAACTGGCACAAAAAAACCTACACAGCACAACCACAAGAAAGTCGTTGATACTCCAATTGCCGTCGAACCCTTTGCTCCCTCATTGGCTCCAATACCAAAATCTCAACCAGAGAGCATACCAAAACAACAACCTCAAATAATAGGATATAGCCAAGCAGACCTTGATCAAGCGTCATTAAATGCGATAATAGGATACGAGAAAATAAGAAAGAAACGCAAAGACACAAAGAAACAAGAGCAGAAAATCCATGTTGAACAAGAAGCCTTAAAGAAGCAATTACGAGAAATCACCACAAAACAAAAACCGACTTATGAAACAAACCCTTGGAGTGAGTTTTTCTAATCTATGGATAAGTATAGGAAAAGTCCGGATTGGCATAAATACTCTATATATACCTTGGCAATGAGGACTTACTCTATACGCAAGCATAGAGAAGACATCATTGATTTATGGATATTTTTGGATTTTATATATAATCTAACCATATCATATAATGAGTAAAGCACCCCCTAAGGTAAGAAAGGTCATTGATTTAGAAGACAAGTCCAAGTATCCACCGGTGCATCCACACCTACCCCAGCCACCATTTAATCTATTGGTGGCTGGATCTGTGAAACAAGGCAAGACAAATCTGCTGGTAAATCTTTTGAGAAATGAGGAGATGTATGGAGACAATTATTTTCAACAAGTGAAGATATATAGCAATAGTATCCACAACGACCCCAAGGGCAAATATCTCAAAGATGCCTTTGAGGTAGAAGATGGATACAAGGATATATATATTGATAAGTTTATTGACCACCAGAAGAGCCATGAGCGTGAAGACATGGAAACGGCCTTGCTGGTGTTCGATGATATTATTGGTAAAGACTTCAAGCGTGCGTCATCGATAGCTTTTTTGAGCTCTCGTTTTAGGCACATAGAAACGAGTATCATGATACTCACACAAGCATTCAAAAATGTAAGTAATATCATCCGCTCCAATATTACGAATGTCGTGGTGTTCAAACAGCAATCATCCAAGCAGATAGAAGCTATCAAAGAGGAGTATGAAGAGTTTGCTGGTGATAAGTTTATGGATTACTACAACTTTGCCATCAATGATGAACCTTATTCATTTTTATATATAGACGCACAAACCAACCCAGCAACCTTCTATGTCCGGTTTGATAGGGTCATAGGCCGTGGAGACAAAAGTGAAATACCTAAGCAAGCGGTCGATGAAGATCCCCAAGAACCATTTGAGACTAAAAAAAATGAATAGTTTATGTATAAGATAAAAATGTCTCTAATACTATAAAATGAGTTTGTATGGCATGGATGCGAATATCAACCAGACGGATGGACTACAACAAGCATTCGCCAGTCGTGTTGCTGGTATTAGCGACCGCAACCAAGATATTTTGAGTAAGTGGCAAGATGGTCAGCGAACTAAAATTGAGGAGGACACCGTGAAACAATATGGAGACCAAGCCATCGGTGTAGGTGAAACAGTCCAGCAATTGGCAAGTGCTGGTGGCAGTGCGAAACGATACCTTGATATGCAAAAGCAAAAGGTAGGTGATAAGATAGAACAAGGCAATCGTAAGAGACGCAATCGCAAGCGTAAAATACGCAAAGATAAGGGTGAGGAGGGTGTATCTACGGATGAGGATGAGGGTGAAATTGAGAGAGATGATGCTGGCAATGAAGTCGCCAAGCCTCGTGTGAATGCCCCAGAAAACGAACGCACTGATGATCCAGAGGGAGAAGGTGAAGGACAACACAATACTGGGGGAGCAGATGAAAACCCAGAGGCACAAGCAACGGATACCGGAGAAGGTGAGGGTAGTGGCGGAGCACCAGATGAACCCCAAGCAGTCCAAAGTGAAGCTCCTACTGATAATGGTGAAAGTGGTGGTCAAGCACCAGCAGAAGAACCGGCACCGGCACCAGCAGAAGAACCAGCATCGGCACCAGCAGAAGAACCAGCACCGGCACCAGTAGAAGAACCAGCCCCAGTTGAACAAACATCCGTATCACCCCCTACGGATGATACCGGTAGAATTGGTGCCAGTGGAGAGCCCAGCTCTGGTGGAGCTCCCATCGAAGATGTTGGAAGCACATTGGAGAGTGCTGGTGAGGGCAGTGGTGTATCTGGTGGTTTTAGTGGTGCTCGTTTGCCAGCACGATTGGAGATGGGTGCTGATATAAGCCGTAGTAGTGTGAAGGCTGGTTTAAGTCGTGCCCAAAGTAGATTGGCATATCTATCCGGTAATCCTATACCAGATGAAATTGATGAACATGTGGCACAGCAATCAAGTGAAGCTGTATCATCGAGAGTAGGTCGTCTTGGTGGTAGTGCCAGAGAAGCGGTTGGGGGTGCCCTTCGCAAATCTCGTGTTGCTTTTGACCCAGTGGCATCCTTGGCAGAACAGCGTGCCAATTTAGTATCAGCACAAGCGGATACTGGCGAGGCCATATCACAGAGGATTAGTAGTGGAGCATTGGATACGGCGACTGCTGATGCTGGTGAAACTGCTGGGCGAGTTGCTGGTGATGTTAGTGATACTGTGGCAAGTGCCGGTGAAACGGCTGGACGAGTTGCTGGTCAAGTTGGTGATGCTGTGTCAAGTGCTACTGAAACCGGCACAAGTCTCTTGGGTCGTGCTGGCTCTGCTTTTCAGTCTGCTACTGAAACGGCTGGGAAGATTGCCGATCAAGTCAAGAGCGGTGATATAGGGGGAGCCACCAAAACTGGCAAACTTCTTACTGATGATGCTAATGATATCTTTAAGACCGGTGCCGATTTTGACCAAGGTGGAAGATTTGCTGGTGCTGGTGCCAAACTTGCTGGTGGTGCCACGAAGTTGGCTGGTGGTCTATTGAAGTATGGGGGTGCTGTTGCTGGCGTTGCCAGTCTGGGTGAAGGTATTTATGGTGAAATAGAAGCTGGTGGCAAAGAGGGTGATGATACTACCCAACGAGTAGCCAACTGGGCAAGCACCGCATCCAGTGGATTAGAAACGGTGGGCACTGTATTAGATTTTGCTGGTGCCCCAGAGGTTGGTGTCGTATTGAATATTGCTGGTGCCGTTGTTGGTGTAGGGGCAACTGTTGTAGATGACATCGATAGTTGGTTTCATGATAAAAAGAAGAAGGAAGATGATCAAAAACAACTCCAAAATCAAAAGGAGAAGGGTTTAGCTGGTGTGCAAGGCAATCCAACCTACCAGAATGTAGGAGGGGCTGGTGAGACAGCTGGTGTGTCTCAATCGGCTGTGAGAGTTGGTTGATAGTTTTTGCGTTTTATTCACTTAAAAAATATTATGTTATATATTATATATAAAATGGCAGAAGATTTGGGAGAAACTATCAAGAAAGCAAGACCTAACGCAAAAGACAATACTATCAAGAAGTATAGTGCTGATTTAAAGAAACTAAAAAAGATGTTTGATACCGATACATGGGATTTTCTGGATAAACCAGAGGATGTCAAGGAGAAACTTGCCGATAAACATTTCACTACACAACGCAACTACTTCAACGCTGTCATCATACTGCTTATGGCACTTGATAAAAAGAAAGAGTTGATCGAAGAATACACCGACATCCGTGATAGTCTTAACAAGCAATATGAGGATGACAATGCGACCGGTGTAATTAGCGAAAAACAGAAGGCCAACTTTGTCAAGTTAGAAGAGGTGCAAAAGATGTTAAATGAGATGGATGCTGAAATCAAGTCCAAGAAATTACGGCAGAAGGAGAGCCTCCTACCCAAAGAGAAAAACCTTGTTCAAACCTATATCCTATTTAGTATCTATACAAGACTACCCATGAGAAACGATGTCGCTGGGATGGAGATCATAACCAAGCGAGAGTATAACAAATTGAGTGAGGAGCAGAAATCATCAACCAACTATCTCCGCCTCGATAAAGGCTCATTGAAGTTTATACTCAACGATTACAAGACATCCAAGAAATACAAGGAGAAGGTCTTGGACATCCCTAAGGATTTGGAGAAACTCCTACGCTTCTATATGCGTGTGAATAAGTTAGAAGCTGGTGATGTGCTATTCACAAGTGGCACCGGCAAACCATTGACACGCAATGCACTCTCACAGCTGTTCATCAAGACATCCAAGAAATACATGGATAAATCCATATCCACTACCATGATACGCAAGATTGTATTGAGCGATAAGTTTGGTGGTCTTAAAGAAGAGATGGAGGAGATGGCAAACATCGCTGGACACTCCACAGATGTGATGAGTGATGTTTATATCAAAAAGAAGGCATAAATAAGTCCGGATTGGCGGTCATCTATTAGAGTATTGATGGCAATGTGGATTTTAAAGATACTTAAAGTTTATTTTATATGTATAAGTATATAGAAGAGAATATGGCCGGATTTCACACAAAGACCTTTTTAAAGCACGATGACTATATGACCCCTAAATATGCGTGGGAGAATATCCAACAATACATCCCCAAGGATAAAGTCCTATGGGAGGCATTTATGGGTGATGGCAAGTCTGGTCAATATCTTAAAGAGCTGGGTTTCAATGTAATCCACAATGACAATGATTTTTTTGAAAGTAATGAGGGCGATATAGTTGTCTCCAATCCTCCATTTAGTAAGACAAAACAGATTATGCCACGATTAAAAGAGATGGATAAACCCTTCATCTTGATACTACCATCAAGCAAAATCAATACCCAATATTTTCGTGAGAACTTTAAGAACACAGATAGCCAACTACAAATCATCATACCTCGCAAGCGTATCCAGTTTGTCAAGAATGGCAATGAGCTACAAAATAAATGCAACTTCGATTGCTTCTATTATTGCTATAAACTCAATCTACCAAGAGATATTATCTGGTTAGAGTAAGCCCATCCAAAGGCTTGATATATTCATTTTTAACATTACACAAATCGCTTTCCTCAATCTTGCCTCGGTCTCGACGACCGCCCCAAGCACTGAACCATTGATCTTCTTCATACTCCCAGTAGTATAGTCCATCATCACAATGCCAGATGAAAAATACCCTTTTACCTTCTTTAACATATTTTTTAGCTTCATCTACTTTGAACATCTCAAAGAACAAAGTAGGATATCTCCCAAAGGTGAGCCGTCGTCTCTTGTATTCAACTCCATACAAATCATTTTTAAAGTCAATGTGAGCAAACTTGTTTTCATCATTGTTATTGTGTAAGTCTCCAAATGTCTCTTGTAGTGTGGGTTGGATGCGTTGCTCCATGGTCATTCCAAATGCTAAATCTTGTGTTTTACGATTATCCATATATACTTAGAGCACACATTATTATCTACAATTAAACGCACTTTTAAAATTATTGGACAACAATAAATATATAAGTTAGTGTATAAAATGTCAAAGGTAGCCCAGTCCTCCGCACCAGCGTTGCTCAATATTCGGTCGATGCCGACCAATACTGCCCTCCAATTTTCTACCGATATCACTGATCCAGTGGTTTTTAACCAAGATTTTTGTAGGTTTGAACTACAACCCAAGGGATTTTTACATCCCAACTCCCAGATTGTCCTATCGGTCAAGCATGATGGAGCCACTCGTGCTTTCCCCTATGTCAATGTAGGCCTATTTTCACTCATTCAGCGTGCAGTCCTTAAAACATCTACCGGACGAACCATCTGCTCGACGGAGGATCTCAACCAAATGATGGGTTGTGAGAGTATGCTTGTATCTAACTCTGCCAATAAGGAGCGTGAGCAGTATAAAACTGGTCGCCAGATTGCCTATGAGAGTGTTTATAAGGTAGGAGCCAATAGCCGTGTATCCCAGACGGACGCTCTTGGATATGGCATAGCCAATGGCAAAGAATACAATGAAGATGCCACCCATGGTCGTGGTGGTGGTGTTGGTGTGCATGAAGTTGGCACCTCTGTCCAAGATGCCCTTTTAAGTGAAAATGAAAGCACTTTTGCTATTTCGCTCAATGATCTTTTTCCCTACCTAAAATCTGGCAATCAGCTACCTTTATACATGATGCCAAGCGTCCTTATTGAACTATACTGGCAACCAGTAGCAACCAAAGGCACTCGTCTCTCGGCACCCAAAGCCGGTGCCAATGTCCAGTGGGAGATTAAGCGTCCCCAGATATTCGCCGATTACCTATTTTATGGAGGTGATTTCATGGAGCAATACCGACAGAAAAACTCTAACCTCACATTTAACTATGTTGATTATCGCCTATCGAAGAACTCGCAGACCCAAGCACAAGCGGTCAATTCGGTAAGAAATATTGGCGGTAATGGTATGGTGGTGTCTAAGGTCTTGTGTGCATATGAACATGACCACGCAGACCCTCATAAACATCTTATCGGTGTCTATAATGCCAAGGCACCCTCCTTTGCCTTGAATAACGCAAGCCCACCGGTTGCTACCAAACAGCGTCAAGAACTGAAATCCAATCTATTTGTCAATAGTCGGTTTCTCTATCCGCAGACAGTTGGCAACCCAGCAACTCATTTTCACCACCTTATTGGGTCGCAAGGCTCACCAGCATTCGTATCAAGAGACCACTACTCCGGTGAAGGCGGTGGATTATCTGGTGTCAATGTTGGTAAGTTTGAGAGCAAAGAACCATCCACTGACCTACGAGGCACCCAGTTTTGGCAAGGACACAAACTCCTTGGTGTGGATCGTGTTGATAGTCGTGGTATTGACCTTCATATGGCAATGCCGACTGCTGATAGCGTCCATACACAGAGAGCTTGGCTTGAAGTCCTCCGCTATGCAACTCTGGTTGATGGTGAGTTCAATTGCTATTTTGCTTAAAAGTCTTGATTGCCATAAATACTCTAATATATGATTGCCAATCCGGACTTATTATATATGGATGATTATACATAATGACCAAGTGATTTAGTTTATCGTTTTCTACCCCTTTTTTTTATATATTTATACTATATAAATAGTATGAGTGAATACGCCGACATCAAGCTCATAGAGTGTAATAGGCAACAATCTATACAAGGGACATCTGGCAACAATACCCAACCAGCCCAATTTACATGTCGCCTTGGTAATACAATCCAACTGAAAGCTGGTGATAGTGTAGAAGTGATGAATGCTTTTGTCAGTGAAGATGGTGCCGGTGGTGAGACTATCGAACTGAAAGGACAAAGTATCAAGGATGGATTTGGAGTGCCAATCACACAGACCTATGAATATACAAGATTAGAGATAGACTACTGGGATGAAAGCCGACAGATATATACCGTGGATAGACCCCTCAATCGTGCCAATGTGCGTGTGAAAGATTTACATACAAAATTAGACACCACTGACCCAGACAACCCCAAAATCGTCCCAGACCCAAGACCTCTCAATACTTTCATCACGAAGGAGATCAAGGACAATGAGCTCAATTTTGAACAATCTTACTATATCACTGCGAATGGTGAGAACTACTACTCATATCCTCGTGGGTTTCTTTGGAATGATTATCAAAGTGGCTCCTCCAATGCTTTTTCTAATTTGCTTACAGATGCCGTCTATGAGGTAGAGGATGCCCCCACTCTACCTCCACATCCATCTGGGTATGGAGTGCCTTATTCTGGGATGAACTATGGAGTGGCATTCAAAGAGAGCCTCATTGCTACATGCGACTACTTCTTGTCCATTACCGGAGGCAGTGCTGGGAAACCAGCTGGTAGTGCCACCTCATCAACATATAACTTCTACAAGCCCACCATCGATAATGAACGATATACTTGCTTTTGTAAGACTTTGATGGTAAGTCCCTCTAAGATTACGGAACCAGACCAAGATTTTAAAACCTCCTTCAATAAGGACTGCCATACATTTAACCCTATACTCAACGATTTCGTAGAATATAAGGAATTAAAGACCATCACAATACCAGCTGGGCATATATCCCAAAATGGCATGGCAGAACAAATTACACAACAACTCCAAAAAGCATATGAGTATGATGATGTCAATGATAAAGAACTACTACAACCACAGACATTTGAGAGTTTTGAGGGATTTAATACCGGCACAACACCCAACAGCAATACGATACTCCCCTACAATTTTGTCCCCAACCCATCTTTTAATCTAAAAACACCCACATTGTCCAGTTTTTCAACAGAGAGCTACAAACCTTTTGAGGGATGGTCGCCAGTATCATCAAATATCAACGCATACCTTTCGATACAAATAGCATTGGCACCGGACGAAATCGTGGCTGATATGGAGGACAAGTTTGAGACACTTGGCGAACAAGATAAAATGATATCCATATTCAAGTGGTTTCAGCAATCACAATGGATCTATGTCAAGAGACCAGAACTCTTCACACTTGGACGGAAAATCAACACATATCTTGGAACACTGGCGGAAGATAATGGCACCTTTTCGGTTATTACCAATGCCATTGCCAATGACCAAGACATAGGCTCAACAACAACCCCCATTCGTGATAGTTATGAGACAAATATTTTATGGACGGATACGAACCTCGCACGATTTAGAGACCTCTTTATTGCTCAAAGCAAATACTACAAAGACCTCATAGAAGCGAAGATGGGAACCAATAAGCTTGTGAATAAAGGACTGCCGGTATTTAGTGATTTATATGATGAGGCACGATTTCTACATGCTTCTCGTATGGATTTAGACCCAACCGACAGCAGTGTGTATGGTAGATTGCCAGACGGAGACCTTACCAAAGACCCCTACCCATTTGGGATATCTGGATTGGGTAGTGATGGATATAGAGCCACAGCTGATGCTGATGAGAAGTATTTATCAACCCCAGTCTTTTTCGCTTACCAAACCAAGAATGCAAACAAATACACCTCTGGGGATGATCCAGAGGATTTGTGCTATGGTGCCATGTTTCGCAAGGTGGTTGATAATGGTGGGGGTGATATAAACTCGTATATCACATTTAGGAATGACTTAATCAAGTCTATTGATTTTAACCTCTTTGACAACATCGCCGTCGATGGTGCCGGCAATAAAACCCTACTTGCCAATACGAGATGTATTGGTTGGGATTGGCACGCAAGATCATATGGTAATGTTATCCTCGGTGGGACTTCTGGGTATCTAAGTCAAAACACAACTGGCGACTATTTCTATGGTAAAAATAGCTTAATACCAAGCAAAGACAATGGCGGTGGCACAACCCCAATCAATGCCTCCAATCTATTTGAACATCGGTTTTCATGTATAGACCAATTTAATGTCTTGCGGTATGTGGGAGCGATTAATCCCTCTTTAACCTTTGACCAAATCAGCGGAACTTTTGGATGGAAGGGATTACATACAGCAGAGAATACTGGGCAACCAGATTTGGCTGGTAGTGAGCACACACAAACTATACAACATCCAGCCGTGCCACCAGCTGGCCAACATGGTGGTAGTGCTGGTTGGACTGAAACAAAAACCACCGGTATCCCTCTCAATCCACAAGCACCAACCGAAGTCTATAAAATCAATAAACGATTGAGATACAATTGCTATTGTCCAGATGCTCGCCCCTATAATTTAGATGGCAAAGGTGAGTTGTCCCAAGTCAATAGTGCCACCGGACGAACCAAAGATGCTTTTAATACAGACATATCAATCCCAAATACTAATATGAAGGCTGGCACCATTTTTGATAGTCATTGTGGTATCTATCTGGATCTTGCGAATGCTTGTCCAAAACAATACTGGGGACAATCCCTTATCGGTATCCTTGGATTTACATGGGAGCAATACAATCCAACATTAATCAATCATAACAATAACAGACTACAACGAATAGACAACAACAATCTATTTTCATTGCCATTAGCAACAACCAACGCCCAAGTAGTATCGACGGATCTAAAACAATATCCAATGAATATTTGGGGTGCCATCACTTATTCAACACAAGTCGCCGTGCCCATTGTCATACCGATTGATACTACATCATATAGCACAGCTAAATCGTTGCAGTATAGGTCTGCTATTGTAGAACAAACCGAGAGTATAGTATTGCGTGCCCAAGGATTACCCAAGCTTATGTCTCGCCCCTATTTCACAATCCGGACTGATTTACTTGACACCGCTGAATATACTGGTGGATTGTCTGGTGGATTAAAATTACCCATCATCGGTTTGGTCGATAAGATGGAGGGTGCTGGGTCATACTATTTCACAGAGGCTGGTGGCATGACATTCACTCTCACTCATGATAGGTCTATCAGTAGTATCACAACCAGCATTCATGATCCAGATGGGACGCTTGCTCGTGTTGATGAAACATCTGCCGTCATCTATAAGATTAGTAGGACAATGAATACCGGACGATTTAATATCCTCCAACAGATATTGGCAGAGGAGCAACCCAAGAAAAAGTCTTGATTGCCATAAATACTCTAATAGAATACTGCCAATCCGGACTTATGAGAATGATAATGCGAAGTAGCCAGTCTTTACTTCTAATTTTTGGGAGTATCTCTTCTTTAAGTTTTCTCGTATCTCCAACTCACGCTTAGTCTGTCTGGACAATAGAGGATGAAAGGGAACCATGGTCTTTGGGTCTTTGTTTAAATCACGGCACATACGACGAACACTTGGAATATCACCAGCGTGTAGAAGAGATGTAGCCAATTCATGTATGTCTTCAACAGAGGAAAATGAGGAACCCTTGACAATATAATCACTCTTGATATACTGCTGTATTTTACGGCAATCAAGTATCACATCGTTTTTCTGTTTGATAGTCAATCGTTTCTTAGGATTACATGCACCGAGAAACTCTTTCAAATCAATTAAGTTATAGAAGACATATCTATCAAGCTCCGGTTTGATAATATCGATGATGTCTAATTCACTGGAAAGTCTCTTGACCAGTTGTTTCTTTTTCATAGTTTCTGGTTGATCTATATCAATCTCAAATGTTTTGATGATGTCGCATAGCTCTTTCTTTGAATGGGACTTGTGTATCATATTTGTTATATTTATACCACAGAAAAAAAATATGTGTTATAGACATAAAGATGGTCAAAGTCCCAGAAGGAGAACTCAAAGCACCGGAGATACGGCGTATGATTAAAGCCCACAATAAACTCATGGGTATTGATATACCCAAAGGCACAGACAGAGCTGGATTGATTGCTCTTGTGCAAAGCAATGGATACAAGATAGACCATGAGGCAAAGAAGCTTGTGCCATCTGTAAAGATGAAGCGTAAGCCCACAGTCAAACTACCACCAGCACCGGCTAAGAAAACCAAGGAGGAGAAGGAAGTAGCAAAAAAAGAAAAGGTTATCAAACAGAAAGCCAAGGATGAAGACGCATACCAAAAGGTCAATAAGCAAGTTGAGGCAGTCAAGAAGATTGGTGAGAAGCGTAAGGCACGATTGGATAAGGTGCCAAAGGGTAGTCATCGAATGGCGGATGGATCTATCATGAAAGATAAGGATATGAAGAAACCACCCAAGGTCAAGGAGATGGCAACACAGACTGAACCACCGAAGCTCAAAACATTTAGCGACAAAGAACTCATGGAGGCCTTTGGATATTACAAGGTTGGCAAGCTGAATGAGATCCTCGATAGTTTAGAAGGGACAAGCGGAGCTGGTGGTGGTAGCAAGTTGTCTAAAATCAAAAAGATAATCAAGTTTCGTGGATTGAAGAAGCTAAAATCCTTAAAGAAGGACTAAATCTCGTGTTATACCCCATATTTACATTAAAAATGCCCTAATATGTCCTTTAAGTCTTATATTATACCCTAAATAGCACTTAAAGAAACATAGATTTTAAAATCTATTCCTTAAATACCTCTCTTTAAGTCATAAAACGAGACTTTTGGCATATATAGAGGGTATATATGGCATAAACCAAGACTTAAAGGCACAGATTGACATATATATAGGATTATTTTATATATATAGTATATAACAACATGTATCAAACGATACACTTGATCAATAGCTTGCCACTACCAAATGAAATTACAAATCATATCAAGATTAAATACAAATATGACTTGCTTGAAAAAAAGTATCGAACAAGACTGAATGAAACCATCACCCATCTACAATACTATATATGGTTAAACAAAAAACTTAACAAGAAGGATAATGCAACGCAGTCTATTATCAAGACAATCAAAGAGTTTGACTATTACTCACCATAGTATTCGGTGAGACCAATACTTAGCTGAGTTCTTGTCTTGTGTCTTTCCATGTCTATCGTAATATGCTTTGCGTCTTTTCTTATCGCCGTGGTCTAATGATGACCACTCCCCTATCTTATCTTTGTATTGACCATATCTACTATCGCCAAAGTTGATCTTCTTCACCTTGCCATCCTTCATGACATAGACCGAATACTTCTTATTTTTCGCTGTGCTCTTCCAAGGTTTGTAGAGTATCTTTTTCCCATCTTTGGTTAATGGCATTATATCTATTTAGTAGATTTTTGTTCAACATCACCCAACTCAAAAAATCCATTGCCACATGGATTGACTTGGTATTGTTCTTCTACCAAATCACTTGAACTACATTCACTCTCCTCCTCGCTCGATGAAACAAAGTCATAGGGCGGATCTACCAAATCGCTTGGATGGAGTAAGACCGCCTCACTTGAAAGGTTGTTTAATTCGTTGATACACTCCTCCCATAATTCTGGGCGACCAATCTTATTTAATAGCTGGCGGACTTCATCCGTATTATCTACTATGTTCATTAATTCCTCCATGCCAAGTTCTTCCAATATAAAGTTGAGCTCAGCAAGTTTGTCCATTGTATAACTTAACATAGATTTTATTTCTGGGATTAAACCTTAGAGATTGATTTTTTCTTGTGCTACTTTAAAATACTCTGGCTCTATTTCCATTCCTATATACTTACAACCAATATCTTTACACGCCAGACCTATCGAACCGGTGCCCATGAATGGGTCTAATACGACTTTATCTGTATCATCTCCAATCATATTTCGTAAGATATGGGTATGTAAATCTACTGGCTTCTGTGCTGGGTGATCTTTGTCTTTGGCCTTCACAACCTTATACTTGAATATATCACCAGTCCCACATTTTATCGGTTTCATATTTGGTCTCTCACCACATATTATCATCTCATGTTGATGTCTAAATGTGTATCCTAAACTACACGAGATTTTGTCCCAGATAAAACATCTCTGCTTCTTTACATACGGATATAAGTGTATGTAAAACATCGCATAACTGTCGCAATTACAATATATCACGAATATACCATCATCCTTCAATACACGATCAACCTTTTCAATAAATCGTTTAAAAAAACATTCCAGTATCCCCATCTCGCTTAATGTCTTTTTATATTTAGTTAAGGTTGATGAATGAGATGGAGGTATGTATGGTGGGTCAGTATATAAGATGTCAATACTGTTCGCATCCAAATCATCGAGCAAATCTACACAATCCCCAGAAAGTAGTTGGCATGTCATCTATATCTTTACCCATATTTTAATTCTGGGATAAAAACTCACGCATCGCTTTCAATAAGTCCGGATTGGCAATCAATTATTAGAGTATTTATGGCAATCAAGACTTTTACTTGACAACTTGGACACCGTTGGGATTATACACAAGGGTCTGCTCACTATTGACAAAGATGAATGCCGAAGTCGTATCACCATCACTGCCATCCATCTTTAAGGTCAGTCCCCAGTTCTGCTGGGTGAAATCACTACCGGAGCCACCGAGACTATCGTAATTTACACCAAGACCCCAAGTCAATCCACCATCTGGGATTTTGGTGCTATCCATCGAGGCACCAGCGTGAGCCGTCATCCAATCACGATTGGCATTGGCAACCGAAATTGCACTCGCACGATTGTTGATGTAGGGGACAACTGAATTGATATAGTCTCGCAAGATTTCTGGATCGCATACTTGGGTTGTTGAAGTATCACGGACATTGGCAATAATTGGGTAATGCTTGGGATACATGGTGCCTCCCTTTAACCAAGACACCTCCGTGATATTTGCGATGACATTAGTGGATAGAGTAGGCATAAGAGTTGCTAAGCCATCAAAGGACATGTTCGATAGTCGGTCGCTACGAATGAAATTGACAAGTGCCGACCTTACACGAGACAATCCAAGATTAAAGTTGATGGATGGAGAGGACGATGCAAGTGTATCATAGTAGGATGAAATAGACTGAAACGAAATAGAGCCGGATGTCTGCTTCATAAGTTGAGACAGCTGGTCTGGGTTGGGGTCTCTTACCTCCATGACAAGATGGGGGTTTTCAATCTCATACCAAGTTTCAGCATTAACGGTTCCCCCAGTTGAGTAGAAAAACTGACTATCACTTTCAAGTTGGACAGAAAGCTGTAAGCCACCAATACCAAACTTGGAGCTTAATGGTATAAGTCCAGAGGTGAGAAGGCCGGTTGGTAGGGGAGCAGAGAAGGCGATTGATGTATCCGCTCCTTGGTCGGCAAGATTGGTTTTCTGTTCCAGATAATTAGATGAAGTCAGTGCTGACTGGGACTGGTGCCCAGTAAGGTCTTGGACACTTGATGTAAGCGAAATGTAGGAGCTCATAAATCGGTTAAAGTTCCTCACTTGTTCGATGGTGGTTTGGTGGCGAAGAGACCGAGCCGTGATCGTATTCATGAAGCCATAGACACCGAGACGCTCATTGATATTCATTTCAGTTGCTCCAAGACCAACCGATTTATCATAAGCACCATAGCAACGAAGTTTGCCACACATACGGATACTTGTAGGCACAAGCATGCTGTCCATTTCTGGTATCTCAAACACAAGTTCGCTGACACCGGCACGAAATGACATCAACTTATCACTGGGAGCATTAGCACACGCAATTTCCAAAAATCTACCGCTACTCATTTTATACAATTAGATATATATAAAATCAGTCCTTAAAAAAATTACAAAAGATAAGTCCGGATTGGCAATCTTATATTAGAGTATTTATGTCAATCAAGACTTTTAGTTGAGCACCGTAATGCCATCACCCTTGATGGATATTGTCTTAATGTGATAGACAAAGTTTTTCCATAGAGTATTCTTTTCTGGGGCTCCAAGATTAGCTGACCCACCAACTTCGGCACCGCCAGTAGTCTCTTCATACCGGAGCAGAAGTCTTGTATCAACCCCACGGCCATCATACACCGTATTAGCGTCCATCGCCAAAACACGACCGATACAGAAGTTCTTGCGATATGAAGCAAAGGACATAGGTTCGTGTCCAGCACCCATGAGTGCCTTTTCAAGTTCGAGGATTTGCGTTCCATCAATACCCCCATTCTTGGAGGATGACTTGGAGCAAGCCACCGCCCTCGTAGGGACTAACTGACCATTGAGCTGAAAGTTGTAGGATGTCAAGAAATTACCCATGCCTACAAGACCGGTCTGGTCGCTTCTAATTCTAATATCATCAGCAAGCACCGTATCACCCAGCGGATCATCATCACCACCCCAATTGTAAGTATTATGGCTATTGGCGTTGTCGCTACATGATACAATACTCGCATCAGTAGGGACACAAATGATAGATTTAGCTTTGGCGTGTTCGATGTTGATATTGAGAGTTGCTTGGCGGTCAGTTTTGAGGATAGAGTTTTTGTGGCACTGAACACATGGGAGGTCAAACTCAATAGCTCCACCTTGTTTCATTTTAGACATCATACCTTGTTCATACTGCTGTCCAACATCTACCTTATGGACAATCATTTTAACATCGCTGATAGTCAGTGTCGGCGACCATACAGTTGTCGGTGCTGTCTTAGGATCAAGTGAAAGACTGACAAAGTGAAAGTCTCCATCTTTATTCACTGGGTCTGGGCTGGTTAGGGTGATGGCATTTGTAGTAATCTCCCAACCAGTAGCTACACTCTTGATACCGGCTACAACCATGGCAAGGTCAGTGATGACCTTGGTGCCATCATTTTTGACAAATCCAATCTCTTCACCCACAATAAAGGGGCACACTTGGGCGTTGATTTGGACATTCTTATGCGTGCAGAAAAATAGTGTCTGGGCTCCACCAGCGTTTGTCCATTCAGTCCCATGGGTGCCAACACCAGCAAACTGGGGATTGTTCAATAGAGACCGAGACTGGCAAACGGTGTCAAGGGTTCTAAATACTTGGCGAGTGGGGGCAGTCGTGAGAGAAATATAGA